GTTGGGTATTTGGGATCTTATGTTTCTTGCTTATCATGCACATAAGCGTGAACTTGCAGGAGATAAGCCCATCAAACCAATGGATATTTGGATGGAAACAGTAGCGGATGTCATCGTTGGTGATGCAAACCCAAAAGCCATAAAGCAGGAAGCCTAAACAGATTATTGGTTGAGTTGGCAATTGCCACAAAGATACCAATGAGTGAATGGGTTGATGCGGATGACATATTAACAGCGATCGAGATATTGGAGGCAAGGAATGGCTAAAGAAACCATTGCATACAATAAAAACGATCTGCGTGATATTTACAAGGCTTTCAAACTTATGGATGACCAAGCAACAGAGGAAGCAAGAAGTCAATCTGCTGCTTTGGCTTATTTTGCATCAGAGGAAATTAAACAGGCAGCTCGAACTCGAACAAAGGCTGGCAAGGCTGCGGAAAGAATCGCAGAGGGCGTTAGCATCTCTAAGTCCAGTAAAATCGGTGAGTTCCGTTATGGTTTCGCAAGACAGAAGTTTTCAGGTGGTGCTACAACGCAAACCCTATGGGGTGGAGTTGAGTTTGGATCTAATAAGTTCAAGCAGTTCCCTACATATTCAGGACGGCAAGGCAGAGGTTCAAGAGGTTGGTTCATATATCCAACCCTTCGCAAAATTCAGCCTGAATTGATTAACAAATGGGAACAGGCTTTTAATCGCATCATTAAGGAATGGGTCTAATGGCAACCGGTAATCGCACATTAAAGTTATCAATCCTTGCCGATGTTGATGACTTAAAAAAGAAGCTAGGCGAAGCCGACAAAGCGGTCGAAAGTAACTCAAGCAAGATTTCAGAGTTTGGCAAGAAGGCTGCTGCTGCGTTTGCAGTCGCTGCTGCTGCTGCCGTTGCCTATGGCACTAAATTAGCCGTTGACGGGGTCAAGGCTGCCATTGAGGATGAGGCTGCACAGTTAAGGTTGGCTGCTGCTCTACGCACCGCCACAGGGGCAACTGATGACCAAATAAGGGCAACTGAGGCTTATATCTTAAAGACATCTTTAGCAACTGGTGTGGCTGATGACCAACTTCGTCCAGCAATGCAGAGATTAGCGGTTTCGACAAAATCAACTGAGGAAGCCCAAAAATTATTAAACCTTGCTTTAGATATTGCTAAAGGTCGAGGATTAGAACTTGAAACTGTTGCCAATGCTTTAGGCAGGGCTCAGGATGGAAACACTACAGCTCTAGGCAGATTGGGACTTGGTTTATCTAAAGCAGAATTATCAACCTTATCTTTTACTCAGGTTCAAGAAAAATTATCTGATCTTTATGGTGGAGCAGCAGCTGCTAATGCAGAAACATTTCAAGGAAAGATTGATCGCTTAAAAGTAGGATTTGATGAAGCCAAAGAATCCTTGGGTGTCGCTTTACTTCCAGCCGTTGAAAGTTTTATTGGATTCTTAAATGAAACAGGCATACCAACGCTAAATGCGTTTATTGCAGGATTGACTGGCGATCAAGGATTAAGTGCAGGACTGGCACAAAGCCAAAAGGGTGCTGAAACATTTGGCAAGGCAATCGGCGCACTTGCAGATATATTAAAAGGATTTATTAATTTTGTTCGTGAGGTAGTTGGTGGATTGACAGAGTTAGCAAATCAAGCAATTAGAGTTGTTAATATCATTAAGCCGGGAGGAGATGTTGGATATATTCCAAATGTTTCTCCGAGTGCAAGTCAAGCAGGAATGTTAGGCGCAGCACCATTGCCAGCAGTTCCAGCAAACACTAGAGAAAGCCGAACACCAACTGTTAATAACATTACAGTTCAAGCCGTAGATTCTGAGGGTGCTGCTAGAGCAGTTGCTAAGGTCATTAATCAGAGTTCATCAAGATCAGTTCCACAGCTCTATAACAGCGGCATCACTAGAGCGAGATAATGTCAGTCTTTACGCCTGAATATAAGTTAAGCATCAATGGTGTGGAATACACCGATGTTGCCATTTCTGATATAGCCCATCAAGCAGGGCGTGAGGATATTTACGCACAGCCAACGCCATCTTATGTTCAAATCGCATTAGTGGCTTTGAATAATGAAAACTACAATTTCCAAATTAATGACGGAATAGCACTACAGGTCAAAGATAGCACCAATGTTTTTAGGACTTTATTTGGTGGCAACATTACAGACATCACCACCGAGGTTGCATCAGCTAGTAGCGTTGCAGAAACCTTTACTTATACAATCCTTGCATTAGGTTCATTGGCTAAACTGCCAAAAGTTATTTATGACGGCACATTGGCTAGGGATGATGATGGCGACCAGATGTTTGAATTGCTTGCTGATCTATTCCTAAACAATTGGAATGAAGTTCCAGCAGCTGAAACATGGGCAGGATATGACCCAACAGTTACTTGGGCAAATGCTGAAAATTTAGGACTTGGCGAGATCGATCGACCAGGAGTTTATGAAATATCAAATCGAGGCGCAGACCCAGATACTGTCTATAACATTGCAAGCCTTATTGCTGATAGCGCATTTGGTGTTTTATATGAGGACAACGAAGGACGAATTGGATATGCCGATGCTTTACACAGGCAGAATTACCTTGCCAATAATGGCTACACAGAGATTTCAGCAAACACAGCCTTTGGAGCAGGATTAAAGGTTTTGACTAGGGGTGCGGATGTTCGCAACGATGTATTCTTAAATTATGGCAACAACTTTGGTTCACAGGTAAGTGCAATTGATTTGGACAGTATTGAGGTATTTGGCTATCGAGGCGAAACGATCAATACAGTCTTGCACGATGCCACCGATGCACAAAATGTGGCTAATCGGTTCATATCTTTAAGATCCTATCCAAGAGCCTTATTTGACAGTATTACATTTCCATTAACTAACTCAGCCATTGATGATGCAGACCGGGATGCTTTGCTTGGCATTTTTGTGGGTCAGCCAATGCGAATTACAGACTTGCCTGTTCAGATAGCCCCAACCTTACAGTTTGAGGGTTATGTTGAAGGCTGGCGTTGGAGCACTCGATTCAACGAATTATTCTTAACCATAAATCTGAGTCCGATAGAATTCTCAACTGTTGCTTTGCAATGGGAGCAGGTATCAGCCTCAGAGGCTTGGAACACTCTAAGTGGTACACTTACATGGGAAAATGCGATTGGAGTAGTAGCCTAATATGGCAAACACAACGAATTTTAATTGGGAAACACCAGACGACACCGATCTGGTTAAGGATGGCGCAGCTGCTATCCGCACGCTTGGTTCAGCCATTGATACATCTTTGGTTGATCTTAAAGGTGGCACAACCGGTCAAGTATTGGCAAAAAATTCAAATACTGACATGGATTTTATATGGGCAACTGATGCATCTGGAATTCCAGCAACTATCTTTGATGCTAAAGGTGATTTAATTGTTGCATCTGCTGCTGATACTGCTGCACGCTTAGCGGTCGGCACAAATGGTTATGTTTTGACTGCAAATTCTGGTGCGACAAATGGGCTTGAATGGGCTGCACCTGCTAGTGGTGGCAAAGTGTTACAAGTGATTAATGCTACTTACGGAACAGAGGTTGGCAGTTCCACAACTTCTTATGCAAACACAAATTTGACTGCATCAATTACACCTAGTTCCGCTACAAGCAAAATTCTGGTTTTAGTTAATCAAAATGGTGTTGGCAAAGAAACAAATAATACATCTGTAGATATTAGATTATTAAGGGGTGCGACAGTCATTTTGAATTTTGACAAAAATGCGGCATCAACAGCAAATAGTGACAGACAAATCCTTGCATCATCATCAACTTGTTATTTAGATTCACCAAACACAACAAGTGGTATAACTTACAAAACGGAATTTATGTCAGCAAATAATCAAGCAACCGCTTATGTGCAATTTGGTAATGCGATTAGCACTATTACGTTATTAGAAATTGGAGCATAATATGGCTAAAGGTTCAGAAGTTTTGAAAATGTTAATTCCTAATGGGGGATGGGTTATCACAGGCAATGATTATGAAGGCATACAATTTTTAGAATGTCAGCCAATTACTAAAGCAGAATTTGAGGCAGGATTTGCTCAATATGATGCTTGGCAAGACGAACAAGATGCAGCGCAAGCAGCAGCCAAAACAGCAGCACACGCTAAACTTGCAGCGTTAGGTTTAACTGTTGAGGACTTAACCGCTTTAGGTTTGTAATGAAACCTTGGTTGTCTAAAGCAGCTGTGCAGTTGCGTGAGCAGATCGATGATTCCTTCCCTGATAGATCAAGAAAATCAGATGGCTGGATTGCTTCGGCACAACATCAAATGAGATCTAAGGTTTCAGACCATAACCCACTAAAATCGGGTGAGGTTTGTGCTGTCGATATTACGGCAGATCTTGGTGCAGCTGAGGGAATCTCTGCTTACCTAGCCGATCAAATACGCATTGCTGGCAAAACAGATAAGCGGATCAAATATGTTATTCACAATCATCATATTGCCAGCAAACTCTTAAACTGGCGATGGCGTAAATACAAAGGCATTAATCCTCACACAAAGCACATCCACATCAGTTTCCATTCAAATCAAAAGGGCAATTTCTTTAACATCCCACTACTAGGAGGCAACGCATGAAACTATCAAACAAACACAAGGCTGCAATTAAGTCTTATTTAAGAGCTGTGGCTGCTTCAGGCATAACTGTCCTTTTGGCAATTGTTGCTGATATTCGTCCAGAGTTTGCAATTCTTGCAGGTGCGTTAGTTGCACCTATTGCCAAAGCACTTGATCCAAAGTCCGGCAAAGAGGCTGATTATGGACTTAATGCGAAATGACAGCCAACGAATGGGTTGGTATAGCCGTTGGCGTATCCGCCGTATCAACAAGTTTATTGCTGGGTCTGCGTTGGGTTATTAAATCTTATCTAAATGAATTAAAGCCAAACTCAGGCTCAAGCATCAAGGATCAAATTACAAGACTTGAACAGCGTGTCGATGATCTGTTTGTCTTAATCAGTAAGCGATAATTTTATTTATGGCGAACACTCGAAAACCTATCAAACGCAAAAAGATCAATCGTCGTGTCGTTCGCCAATCTCCTGAACCATTATCAAAGATCGATCAGCATTACACGGC